ATATCTTTTTACATCAAGATCCGTTTTATATTTACCAAGACGGGCTTTTGCTTCTAAATAGGCGTCAGCTGCTTCTGCCATATATTGTCTCTTTGCAGACATATCTAGTTGAGGAAGATCTCTTCTACGTTTAGTAAATGGATCAATTTCTCCACGCTCATCCGTCATAATCATAATGCGAACTTTCACAAATTGAGATTCTAGAGTGTTTAAATCTCCCCAGTTTCTTAATTCTTCGATTGCATTTCTAATAATAACATCGCGCTTAGTAATATTTGCAGCCTTTCCTTCAGTACGTGTATTAAAATCATCGGTTGCTTTTCTAAAGTCATTAACGTCTTTATCCATTTCGTCTTTAACTTCTTCCCATTCAACATCGATTACATCTGGTTCAGGCTTCTTTTTATCTTCATCTTTATTTGAAAAATCAGAAATAATATAAGCAACCTTTACTGTATCATCAACTGTCTTTTTAAAATCCTCAGAGTCAGCTTGAGTATTTTCCATCTTCTCTTTGGCGCCAGTAATTAATAATTTACTAACCTCGGCTTCATTTTTCTTTTGATCCGTAAATGAAACTTTAATTTTATCTAGGAGAGCATTAACTTCTTCTGTCCAGTTACTTTCTTCAATTGTGTGATATGCTTCCCAAACAATTGCCATTCTGCCTTTGTATGCACGAATTCTTTCCAATTGTAATTCAACATCATCACCATTTTTAATCATTTCATCAAGTGCATCAGTTTCATATTTTAAAACTTGAGTTATAAAATCAATATACTTATTTAGAATATCAATCCATTCTTTATTAAGAAAAGCTTGACTTAATTGTTGAAGAACCTGAGGATCAGTTTTAGCTTTATTTAGAATATCATTTTCGATAAGTCTTGATAAAAACTCATCTACCTTTTTCATAATATCCTCTTCCTTTTGCCCATTGTTTTTTGCAAAGGTGATAATATCAGAAATTTCATTCCCAATAATAATTAACTCCGACTCTAGTAAGAGTTGTTCAAGGATATGTATGTGTTTAAATTTAAGCATTAGTCTAGGGTTAATCTGTAAGCTAATTTATTTTTAAGAGATAAAAATTCGTCTCTTAAGTTATACAATTCAGTATTTGATTCTTGTTCGAATATTTCACAAAAATCTTGGCAAAATACCTTTTCAATATTTTGAATAAAGATTGGCATAGCTGACTCATAATCCATTACAAGAATAGCGCTACCTCCAACTTTAAATCTTCCATATTTTCCAATAACTTGCTCAGCAATTTCATCAACTAACCCTAAGAAATCGTCATAAAATGCGCCAAACGCATTGTGCTGGGCCTCGTTAGTTGTTTGCCAATGTAAAATATGAGCTTGGTCTCTAATTTGCAGTAGACTTAGCATGAAAGTAGATACATCCATACCCTCATTTTGAGGTTCATCTAGTCCACTTTGTAGTTCAAATGGAATCATTTCTTTGTAGTTTGTTTTTTCCAATCGGCGAACGGTTTAATCCAAAATGTTCTATTTGTCTCCTTCTGTAAAAGATCCATAATTGGATTATTTCCACTTGGATGCTGCATAACTGCATTTTCCAATCTGGTCTTACCTTGGATATAATCTTTATAGTTTTTCTGAGAAGAATTCACAAGCTTCGCCCTTTTAAGATATTTATTCGAGCGAGTCTAGACTTATTCTTGAGGAGCTGTTAAGAAAGAATCCATGTTAATATCGATTCCTAATAGAGAGTCTGAAGAAGTAGATTTAGTTCTAATATTATTAGCCTGCTCAACTTTAAAGTATTTAAGCTGATCGTCTGAAATCTTTCCATTAATTAACACATAATCTCCAGTATGCTTACTTACTGCCATAAAATAGGTTCCATCTTGTAAATATCGGTCAAATTCAATTTTCAAGACCCCGTTTAGATATGCAGCATTTGTAAATGTTCCATCTTCGGCAATTGCATTATTAAAAGTTGAAACCAGTTCTTCTTTGTAGTTTTTATAAATTAAGTTAAACCCAGAGGCTAAGATTTCAACCACGTCTGCTTTATTTGATGCCTGAACAGCTGCGGTAATTCCTTGACTAAAATATTCTTTTCTTGGATTTGCTGCTGCACTTGGTGCAAATGACGTAGAATTTTCAAGATATTCTGGAACTTCTTGGCCAGCTTCTGTAAATATGTCAGATAAACCTTTTCTGATATAGTTTCCTGCATCTGCTCCCATACCAGTTCCACTTTGTCCAGTTAATCTAAAATTATCTCCACTTGATTTAATTTCAATTGAATCACTTCCAACCTTAATATCACCTTTAGTTTTATTATCAGCATTTACTGCGTCTTTAACTAGAATAGACATTAAGATTTCTCCACGACCAATATTTACATTTCCAACTGATCCAATTAAATTGAATAGTTGTTCATATAACTCCGGTTTAAGCCCAGTGGTATTAAATAAAGTCTTTAGATTTCCATTTGGATTTGATACAATATCTTCAAGTGTAATAGTTGGATTATCTAAATATGCTAATAGATCATCATCTTGGTCAAGATCGTCTGCAATTGTAACAATAGTTTTTGCTAAATCTTTATAACCCTTAGTTTTGCTAAGAATATCAAATAGATCTTTAGTTACATCATTGTGGGTTCTCTTTAAGAGTTTTTCAATCTTTTTATAGAGAGCTTCATTGTATGGAGCATCAATAATAAGGTCCAATAGAGCCGTTTTCTTCTTATCTAGTTCTTCAACTGAAATTGATTCAGTTACTAGAGACTCTTCAATTTCTTTACCCATATTATAGAATTCAGAGTGAAGCGGTTTGCTAGTTAAGTTTTTGTATAGCGCAAAATCCTGATCTTTAATCGACTTAATTAAGTCGCCTTCTAATTCTATCTTAGGCACCTCTACAACTTTAAGCTGAGTTGGAATCTTAGCATAAGGTGCTTTTTTATTAATACGATTTATATCGATTGCTAAATCTGGAACAAATTCCAAATTTGTTGCAACCGCTTTAATTGAATATCCTTGACCAATTGCTTTAATTAATTCATCAATACCAATTGAATCAACAGTTCCGCCTCCTACTACATAGTCTGACGTTTTTGATAATCTATCGATTGAAGTTTTAACTGTTTCGGGAGCCATTGGAAATGCTGAGTTTCTTTGGCCTGGGTGATATGCTACCATTAAGCACGGTACATCATATTTTCCTTTAATATTAGAAGCAATTCTTTCGTGTTCTTTGCTCAGCGGCTGGAACTTATCTAAATAGACTACTACTTCAATATCTTTTTTTTTATTTTGATCAGCTTGAAATTGACTGAAAAAATCAGTTGCATCCTCGTCTGTTCCAAAAAATTGATTAAAAGTAGGGAAAAATGCTTCGTTTAACTTATCTTCTGCTGCTAATTGAACTTTAGCAATCTGAGACTTTAAAGTTTCTTTCATAGTTTTATTAAAGAATGTTGAGCTAACTCTAATGTTCTTCTTTCTAAACGTATTTAGGAAAACTCTATAAAGTTCTTTGAGTGTTTTATCAGAATCAATTAAATTGATAACAATATCATCATTAATTAATGCTCGGTTAACGTCAAATTCAGGTTTATTTAAGAATTCTGGTGTTGTAATTTCAAGTCCACGATATTTGCTACCGTGCTCCTGAACAAAATCTTTGAAGATTGCATTTATAATTTGAATGTATCTTCTTTCAAAGGTTGTGCCATTTGGTTTAATTGCATCAAGATCTGCTTGTGAATATGTCTCAATGAAATTCATTAAGTCGGCAGTCATAATCCAAATGTAATCATCAGTTTTTGGGGCTTCTACTCTAGCTTGAGCTTTTTCTTTTGCTCTTGCTTGGAAAACCGGATCAACTAATTTTGCTAAAAATACAGAGTCTTCTCCATTTGGCTCGTAGAATCTAAATACAATACCTTCAATATCCTTGTCCGCACTGTCTCGTAAAAATGAAGTTTTAAGTTCAGGGTTTAAGACATTAATAATATATTTAGTAAATGATGCAGTTTTAAATTTTCCAACCAATTCATCAAGCGGAGTATAAACAAAATCCAAAATCTTTTCTTTTTGATCTTCTGTTAGCTTTCCTTGAAAAATAATTGGTGGTCGTTCAATATCTAAAACATCTGCCCATTTGTCTAGATCTTCTTTATCTTGAATAGTCTCAGCCTGTTCTCCAGCCTCATCCAATATATGAATATAGCTTAGAATTAAGTGATTTTTAGGCAATCTATCATATTGAATTGACTGAGCAGTTGGCGAACTAAAATATTCCATGCCAAAATGATAGTTGCATGGAAGCTTTTCAATTACGTCAGATGATAGCTCATCAAAGTGTTTAAGTGCAGGATTATAATATGAACTTAGGACACGATCAACACCAGTAAGTTTAGTATTACGTTTAAAAAAGTCAAATGGTTCTTCTGAGTTTCCGCAGTTTCTTTGTGCACCAAAAAATGCACCGTCCATTTTTTCGTTAACGATAACTTCTTTATTAAGAAGAGCTTCTAAAAATTCTTTGCCCTTCTTTTCGTAAATGTCTTTTAAGTGGTTTAATCCTGCCATAAAATTTAAATTGTTATTAGTCTAAAGATCCGTATTTTCCAGCGCCCATGTCCTTTGCAAATTCCTGTCCGGCCTTTGAAGAAACGCTAAGGTTAATTCCTTTTAATAAACCTGCATCTTCTGGGTTCTCTTCAAAATAAGTGATAAGTTTTCCTAAATCAATATTTTGGTATGCTTGGATAGTTCCTTCAGGAAGTTTCTTTTCTAGTTCTCTACCAGACGAGTAATCCTTCCAATTAAGGTTCCAACAAAAGAAACGAACTTCTTGCTTCATTTTTGTCGCATAGTAACGGTCAACATCAGCTAGTCTAGCTTGAACTTCAGAAAGGTCTGTTTTATATGAAGTTGAGTGACCATAGATATCAGCTGGGGTTCCAATACTTAGGCTATCTGAAGTAAGATCAGTTAATTTAACTAATTGATCCATAAGCTCCTGGAATGGTAATCCTTTAAGTGGTGCTGATTCTTCTGCTTCGTTTAGGAACTGATTAAAGTCTCCAATAATACGTTTTGTCATTTTATAGTTGCCTATTTCTGATTATTTATCCCGAACTAGTTTTTCTATTAGATCACAGAACTCATCAACTGATTCTGGATCAAAATTATTGGTAAATGTACTAAATGAATTACCTAATCGGCCTTCTTTAAATGTCCATGGTGCAGATTGAATTAAATTGTGCATAATTCTTTTTTCTTCACTTGGGGAAATTAGGCCGTCCCATAGGTCTTTTTGACGAGATTGATCCTGTTTAAATTGATCGGGCGCATCAATCATAACAGTTTTACAGTCTTGATATCCTGGCCGATTAATTAAACCAGCTAGCTCAGATTGAGCTTCATCAAAAGTTATACGATTCCATAGGGTAGCCCAGGTGCCAGCTGTAATATGAGCTCGGTCAAATACAAAAATCTTTTCTGGAAAGTGTTTATGTAGATCTAAGATTGTCATAATATTACCCATACTAAAATAGTGGATTCCTTTATCAGACTTATCCCAATCTTTAACAATTGAAGAGTATTCGTTTGCTAAATAAAATTTATAATAAAATAGGTTTAGATCAGCACCATGTCTTTCAATTAATTGGTTTAGCAAATAGGTTTTGCCAGAATGACGAGTGCCTTCAATAAAAATTATCATGAGTATTTAAGTTGTATTCTTTCTCTAGTTAATATACCAATCTTTCCGTCAATCTGTAGTAGTTCAGTCTTATCAACAAACCAATATTCAATTTTTCCAGTAACTCTAGAAAGATATGGATCTTTAACATATCGGTCAATTTGAACTAGCGAATCCTCAAATATTCTGATTTTATCAAAACTTGGGCCAACCTTATCTAGGTATTCTAGTAACATTTGTGGCTTGTCGGTATTACGCTCGCATAAAATAATTTGATTAAAGTGCTTAGTAATTCCAAACTTATCCAATACGGCTTCCATTGCCTTTCTGGTCTTTTCAACTCGATGACTAAGGATTATCGTAGTATGGGCTTTATCCAATTGATTAAAGACTGATTCGATTAACTGTAAACGATACAGGTTTGTATTTAGTGACTTTGGGTTATCGAACCATTCGTATGGTTTTTTAAATTCTGTCCCTGCATGGGTAAATGGCGGAACCCTAAATAAGGTTTCATCAAAATCTACTACGTTTAAAACTTTCTCCATATGAAATAAATAACTTTGAAATATTATTATACTAAAATTGAACTTAGAGTTTATAAAAGGAGAGTACGAGGGAAATAGAGTTAATCTGGTTAGGGAAACTATCCAGAGAAAGCTACCATTTGCTGTCTTTACTTTCAGTAACCCAAAGATTTATCGACAATTCCTAACAGATCTTTCTAAATTTGGGGCCTTGCCATATGTTCGTCAAACATTTATGACTAATCACCAAATGGGAGGTTACCCAATAATCTATCCAAGTATTTTTGTAACAAATGTTGGTTCAAAGGTTCCGGATGCAGAGTTTAAGCAAATGATGTTAGGTAGTTTAAAACAATACCATATTGATTCAATTATTTGCCTCTATGCAGGCCAAATTAGTTCATATTATAAAAATGGTGATAAGCACTCAATTGGAACTGACATTTATACTAGCTTAAATCCAACTGAATTTGATAGCTATTATTTTAAAGTCGAGAGTACTTGCTATACCTTTGTCTAAACCTTAAGTCCAGTACCAAGTAAAAGAAGGTATGGAATTCGAACAACAATCACAAGAAGTTAAGAAGAGTTTATCTGATGTTTTTTCAGCAAAGCGTAAGGTTGTGTCTGAAGAGGTGCAAGAAGGCATTGGCTATATGAATAATATTAAACGCCTAGCCGATGCTCAGGTTTATTTCTTAAGTTTAAGACAGAGATTGCTCGAAGAAAACCATACCCTAATTGAACATTACAATCGCTATAAAAAGAAATATAGAGAACAAAAGGGAGACGAATGGGAAGCAGTCTCCAGAACATCCCAGCTAAGATACAATTCTAACGAAAAGACTACTATTGTCGACGGAAAAACGTCTAACATCAAAGAAACGATCGAACAAATCGAAAGCCAAACTCAATTTTATCAAGACACAATCAAGACCGTAGATGCCGCTCTTTTCGGAATTAAAACTAGACTTGATATTGAAAAGATGCTGGGTGTGTAAAAACATCCACCGAGTTTGCTAAAGTTTAAGTTAACACCAGACAAAAGATATTTTCAATTAATACACAATGATCTTAAGAAAGAGATAGTCGATCTTAAGAACTTCTTTAAGAAAAGAGCAAAGGGCTATCACTTCAGCCCTCTATTTCAACGTCGCCTTTGGGACGGTTATGACAAGTTCATAGATCGAGAAAACCGAATTGGTGTGGGTCTTTGGTATCAAATTAAACAGTTTAGCCAAATTTATGGCCATGAGATTGAATTAGATGGATTAGATTCTCTACTTAATCTTGAATTTACAAAGGACCAACTTGATAAATTTGCAAGTGTCTTATTGGATGGCGTGGATCTTACTCCATACGATTATCAAATGGAAGCTGCATATCGAGCACTTAAGTTTAAGTTTAGTGCTCAAGAATTAGCAACTTCTGCTGGTAAAACCCTAATCCTATTTTTATATTTAAGCTTTCTTAAACGCAAGGGAATTATTAACGGCAAAGATAAAAAGGCCCTTATAGTAGTTCCTAATATTTCACTAGTTGGCCAAACTGCAGAGAAATTTGTAAAAGACTATCATACTGGATTAATTAACTGGAATATCTTAGAAGTTGGTGGTAAAAACAAATATTCGGATAAGAAATTTGAAGAAGCAGATCTTGTAATTTCAACTTATCAAAGTTTAGCTAAACGCGATGGAGACTTCTTTAAGAAATTTACTGTTCTTTGTGTAGATGAGTGTCATACTTCTAGAGGTGATACTATCAAAGATATTCTCTTAGCTTCAACCAATGTTGAGTATAAGTTAGGACTTTCTGGAACAATTCAAGTCGATGAAGATTTTTCCGATTTTTATAAAATCCAAGAATATATTGGCCCACTAAGCATGACTCTTAAGTCAAGTTTCTTAATTGAAAATAAACACTCACCCGATGTGTTTATTAAAATACTTTCCTTAAAATATCCAGAGAATGAGCCATTTATCCAAAACTACAAATACATGCAGGAACACGGTAAAAGCCAATTCCATCGCATTGAAGATTACGGTAAGAACATGTTTCAAATGGAAAAGGATTTTATTATTTCGTATGAACCTCGTGTAGATTTTATTTCATCACTAGTTAAAAAGCTAGGTGGAAATACCTTAATCCTGTTTATTAATGTAAAAGACAAATACGGTCAGCGAATTAAAGAGAGAATTTCTGAATGGAATCCAAATTCATTCTATATTGATGGTGAAGTAAGTGGTGATGACCGGGCTGAATACAAAGATGCAATGGAGGCAGGATCTAACGTAACCCTAGTTGCAAGTTATGCAACCTTTGCAACTGGTATTGACTTAAAAAACGTGCAGAGCATTATTTTTGCAGAAAGTTATAAGTCTGAAATTACTATTCGCCAAGCAGTAGGTCGTGGAATGCGTAAATTGGCTGGAAAAAGCAAAGTAACAATTTATGATCTAATTGACGATCTAAATGGTTATATTGTAAAACATGGTAAGGTTCGCGAGAAAATTTATGAAAAGGAAAGGTGGATTGTGTCTAAGCACAATTACGATTTAAGTAAGTTTATTAAGGGTTAACCTAAGTGGCCGTCTGCAATCTCTTCTTCTAAAAACTCTAGAAAATATTTCTTTGCATTTTGCTCAAATTCTCTGTGTTGACGCTGGATTGACTTAAGATCTTCTTCAATTTGATCTAACTTCGCATATTCAGCCTTAAACCATTTAATTGCTTCTGTTAGCTTATCAGTAATATCCTTTACTGAATCTTCATCTTCAACTAAACCAAGTTCAGCTAGACGTTTCCATTCAGGGCTATTAATTGCTTTAGCAACATCTTCGATAGTTTCTTCATCGTAATATTCTTTAGTATCTAAATAGTCAGTAATGGTTTCTTCAGCGTATTCTAATAATCTATCTGCGTCGTTGTCTGGCGAAAGGTGTAGCCATCCGCCACTATTTCCACCCCAACCAACATGACCAACCCAATCGTAAGACTGTTCAATATCTTCTTGAAACATTTCGGCTTGATCTTGCAACCATCTATACCAAATATCAGAAAGTCGTTCCTCATCAAGTTCAATACCAATCTTTGCCTGAACTTCGTCTTCATCTGGGTAATTATAAACCTTTACATTTAGGGCAAAGTAGTCTCCATTGTAGTGGCCACGGCCTCTATTTAGATTCCAACTATCTGAAAATAATGAGTCCACTCTTGATTCAAACTTTTCAAGTTTTTCAAGTAAATCCTTTTCTAACCAAAAGTCTCCAAGCTTATCTGCATAAAAAGCTGCTAAAGAATTATTATTTGTCTTTAGGTACTCTCTGCTAAAATTTTCAAATAGTTTAATATGCTTCATCTTTACTTAGATTCAAAATATTCGGTAAATTGTAAAATGCTTTCGCTAATTGCTTGATACGCTGGAGCCTTTACCTTTTCTTTTACTGATGTTGATTTGGGTTGCGCAACCACTTGTGTTTGTGACACCTTAACTGCTAGTTCAGTAACCTTATCCCTAATCGAACAAATTTTTTGATAGTCCTGTTTTGTTAATTGAATCGTTGATTCGTTTAGTGTAGACAAATAGTTTAAAAATTGGTCGATTTGTGACATTTTAAAGCGATATTTTTGCTGCAATAATTATTCCAAGTACCAATTTGCAATAAATCATTTGGAAATCGTAATACGTCATAATAATATCGTATTGCTTTTTATCCATTTTTATCACATTTGCACCAGAAGATAACTTATTGATATTATTTATCAATTGGACAGTCTCTTTGAGCTGCGTAACTCCGATCAGGCGCATCAAAATGTCATTAAATGTACTATAATTTAGCGTGGCGCGATCGTCGGCAATCTTTTTAAGCCAATGTTCAACTACCAGGACAGCATCTCTCTTTTTAATAATATCATTAGTCGGTAGAGACTCATTAATTATCTTTACAATATCATCAAGTTCAGTAATTGTCTCTGCTCTGGCGCTTAACCAATCCAATTCTCTATCAAAAACTGAAATTGCAGTCTTTTGCTTTTCTCTGGTATAGACAAAATTAATTATGAATGGATTTGTTATTGGGCTTGCTGCCATGGCAAATTCCCCATCTTCAGTTTGGGGCTTTTTTAGCTCCTCCGCTTCAATGTGAAAATCCTGAAATGGAAAATTTCGCAAAAATGGATAATTTGCGTAAACTTTCGATAAAGTTCTGTCCTGTGCTACCAATGCCATGCTAATTTTAATTATTTATTAGTATTATACTGATAGGTTAAACTAAGAACCCCAACCAAGTAAAATACTTATGTATGCAAACTAAAGAACAATTAGACAAAGAGATTAAACGTCTTAATCTTGAGCAAAACGCTCTAAAAATCTTGATTAACTCGTTTTATGGAGCCTTCGGTAACAAATATTTCTATTTTCACGATACAGATATTGCGCAATCAATTACTCTACAAGGCCAAGACCTTATTAAATTTTCAATTAAAGCAGTTAATCACTACTTTACAGAAAAATGGCACCTAGACACTGAATTACATGAAAAGCTTGGCATATCCAATCTAAAGATTAATCAAGTTAAAGAAGAAGCCGCAATTTATACTGACACAGACTCATGTTATGTTAGTTTTCATCCAGCAATTAACTCAATTGAAGGTTTTTCCTTAAATGATACAGAAGCTCTTAAGTTTTGCTTGGCAATCAATCGCGAAAGACTAAGCGGTTATTTCAAAGCAGCTTTTCAAAAATATGCAACTGCATTTAATACTGATAATCGCCAAGAGTTTGAAATGGAAAATCTTTCAAGAGCTGCAATTTGGTGTGCTAAAAAGAAATATGTTCTTAAGGTAAGTTATGAAGACAATCCAGCTGAAGAATTATCAGAAAAAGAAAGTCAAGTAGTAAAAGGTCTTGAAAAAGTTCAATCTTCTTATCCAATTTGGGCAAGAGCACACCTTGAAAAATTATATGACTTCTTCTTAGATCGTGGCTATGATTTAGACCTTGAAGCTGAATTAATTCCTAAATTACAAGCGCTGCGAGCTGAAATGGAAGCTTTAACTCCAGATGATATTAGTTTCTCATTTTCTGTGCGTACTTATGATAAGTATGTTAAGTGTGAACATCCTTTAAAGTTAGATAAAGGCGTTCCAATCTATACTAGAGCCGCAGCGTACCACAATTTCATGTTAAAAGAAACCGGCAATAAGAAATATAATCGTGTAATTAGCGGTAAAGTTAAATTTTACTATGCTGCTCCAAATCCATATGAATTTGATATTTTTGCATTTTCCCCTGGCGTTTATCCAACTGAATTTGCCATACCTATGGATAAAGATCAACAGTTTTTCCGTTTGATCTGCGAACCTTTAAATAAATTACTTCTTGCAATGGGATTACCTCAAATTAATCCGCAATTACGCCGTGCAATTGAAGTAGTTAAACATAAACCCAAAAAAGGTCAAGATATTCAATCTTTCCCAATTCATATTGTAGATTCGGAAACATTTGAAAATACCCTAGTTCCGGAAGCTCTTCAAGAGTTTATTGCAAATCCAGATTCAGCAATTCCGCCTCAGTTAATGCCACAATATCTAAGTATCGTATCTAAGTATGGCTTAAATACAGTAGTAGTTCCAGATGCTGAACTTGCAAAATATATTGATAAAATCAAGAAAAAGAAAGCTTCAAAAGCAGTCGTAGTCGAAGAAGATGAGCTAGAAGAAGTAGAAGATTAATTAGATGGAAATACATGAGGTTTCAAAGTTTGTTAAAAGTGTCTTGGGCGCCAGGTTTCCTGGCATTCACGATAAACAGACTATTGAAGAAAGCGACGGTAAATTAAATTTCGCTTGCCCATTTTGTGGAGACTCTAAGGTCAAAGCATCCAAAAAAAGAGGCCATCTCTATTTGGAAACTAAAACCTATAAATGTTTTAACGATGGTTGCATGGCATGGATGAGCCTTGCTGAATTTGTAGCCAGTTTAAGTAATCAATATGGAATTATTTCATCCCTATTTCTAGAAGAAAAGGACCTTGAAGTAAATTACAAAAAAACTACTGAAAACCATCTTGTTAGATTCCTAACATCTAACCGCAAAAGTATGATATCGATTACTGATGTCATAAACAGATTTTCCCTAAGAAGACTTGATCAAATTTCAGAAAATTCTGCTGCATTTAAGTTTGCCCAATCCAGAGGCTTAACTAAAGTTCAAAACTTTGGCGATATTATGTATGCTGATACAATGGACAATAAAGTCTATATCTTTAATTTCGACCATCGTTCTGGTAAAATCCTAGGTCTTGCTACCAGAAGTCTAGATCCATTTACTGACAGAAAATATTTAATTAAATCTTATAACGAGGTTTCTAAAATATTTACAAATGGAGATACTCCAGAAATTATTGACGATGCAAACTATCTTAATAACTATTTTAATATCCTAAATGTTGATTTTACTCAGCCACTTATGGTAACTGAGGGTCAAATTGACTCTATGTTTTTAAAGAATGGATTGGCTACTTCTGGTGTTTCCAAAGCCAAATCAATCCTAAAAGCAATGGGTGCAGTTGATATTAAAATTATATTTGATCGTGATAAAGCAGGAAAAGACTCAATGTTAGCCTTTATTAAAGATGGCTATTCCGTATTTTTATGGAATAGTTTAATTGCAGAATTAAAAAAGAAATTTCCTACTCAAATTATCAAGCTATCAAAAATTAAAGATATTAACGATCTTTTCTTATTTCTAAATCGACAAGATCCAACCTTTACAATTTCAAAATTTCAAGACTTAATAGGTAAGCACTTTAGTAATTCTGTATATGATATCGTCTATCTATAAATATTAATATGAAAGACCCTAATCAAAAAAAGAATATTAAAACATTTCTTAAACCTAGAATTGGTGGATCTGTAAAACAAGGTTATTTTAGACCTCAAAATCCAGATCGATATATGGGTGATCCTACCCAAATCATTTATAGATCTAGTTGGGAATATAAGTTTTTGAAGTGGTTAGATTCAAGTCCATCTGTTCTTAAATATTCATCTGAACCATTTGGAATTCCTTATTACAATCCAATGGACAAACGTGGTCACATTTATTATATTGATTTCTTTGTTAAATTAGTAGGCCCAAATAATACTGAAGAAAATTGGTTAATCGAGATTAAGCCAAACAAATATGTTTCGCCTCCAACTAAACCAAAGAGAATGACCGATAAACAAACTGCAAATTATGTCTATGCTGCAAAGCAGTTTGTTATGAATCAGGCCAAATTTGAGGCAGCCAGAGACTATGCAGCACAAAAAGGAATTAGGTTCGGTATTATTACCGAAAACTTCTTATTTAAAAGTTTGTAGAATATAAAGATGATCAAGCCAACATTTAGTGCCCAAATAGACGATTTCAGAAATAAAGGTGAAAAACTAGAAGATCCATTTTTTAGTAGTATTTCGCCATTGCCTGAATCTGTTTTTATTCCTGGTCATATTTACACATTTTTCGCTCAGCCAGTTGATGACCAACAAATCCCAACTGCGGATCAATATCTTGATGCAAAAGAAATGGCAAAATATTCAATTAAACGGCCATATTACGACCAGCTTCCAATTGGTATTTGTCTATCAAATAGTGCAACTGAAGTTACTATATTGAATCTTAAAGTAATGCCCGTAGGGGCTACTCAGATTATCCTGAACATACTTTGGCAAACACTTAATAGTATCATAAGTAAATCATATGATGATAAAGGGGAGTTTATTGGTGATACCAGGAGACTATACCAGCTACCTGAATATGCAGCACTAATAGGATTTAATGCAAATCCATTTATGATGGCAGATCTTTTTCAAAATGCGAGCGGAGGTAGATTTAACATTCGTTACGCAGTAAATAAATATCAAAAAGCAAATATTACAAACCCAACACTTATACCATTTCACCTGGTTCCCAGAATTGCTCAAACTAATATTTTCGATGGAATTCAAACCAGATCTTTAAGTATGGACTCAGTAATATCACAATTTAACGCATAATTATGGCAGGATTTCTAGACAATATCGGCTTAGGAGGACTTAAATCAAGACTATCAGATTTAAGCCGAGTTGGTATGAAGTACGAGGATCTTTTAATTAAGAACTCACAATCGATAGGATTTATTGAAAGTCAGTTAATGCAGGCAAGGGGAAATGTTTTAGCTGGTGGCCAGCAAGACTCCTTAGCCAGAGCAACTATGGCAATATCAGATACTACATCTGCTCTTAGAACTAAAGCTATTGCATTCTTTCAATTAGATTACGCAACCAAACGAGAAAGATTAAGAGATCTTGCATCAAACGGTGAAATTGAATTTGTAATCGAATCAATTACCGATGACGTTATTGTATTTGATGAAGATAACCGTTTTGCATATCCAAATGACTTGGTTGGTGAAATGCTCTATAAAGGAAAAAATAAAGAGCAGCGTCTTAAATATCAAGAAAAAGTTATTGAAAAATATAACGAAAATTTTGAAAGAATCTACAATGCATGGGGCTTTAATGAAGGAATTTCAGCATGGCAATATTTTTATCAGTGGTTGATTGAAGGTCATTTAGCATTTGAAATTCTTTATGATGACTTACAAAACCCAAGAGAAATTATTGGATTTAAAGAAATTGATCCATCTACTCTATATCCACAAATTAAAAAGGATGCAGCAGGAAAGATCTTTTTAGAATGGGCTCAGAAAGTTGCAGGAGAATCTAAAGTAAGAACTCTTACAGATTCTCAAGTTCTTTACTTATCGTATTCAAATCACTTTAGAACAAAACGTATTTCATTCGTTGAAAGAATGGTTAGATCATTTAACTTAATGCGTGTTATTGAACACTCTAAAGTTATTTGGCATACTATGAATGCTCCTATTCGTTTAACAACTAAAGTTCCAATTGGAAGTAAGTCTTTAAATAAAGCAAAGGAAGATGTTCGTGAATTTGCAAATCAATTAAAGGAGGATATTTTCTTTGATACTAATACTGGAGAAATCCAAGTAGATGGTCGCCCTAACCTATTATTCTATAAGAATTATATTTTACCAGTAAATGACCAAAATCAGGCAATTGAAATTGCTCCATTGGAATATGCTGGTCCAAATATGTCAGGTTCTGAACTTCTTAACTATTTCAAAGAAAAGTTAAAGATGGACTCCAAGATTCCTTATTCAAGATGGGATTCGGCAAATGGTGCAGGCCAATATACAATGAATGCTGAAGGTATTCGTCGTGAAGAAATTCGTTATAATAAGTTTATAACACGTCTTCGTTCAGCCTTTAAAGAATTATTGACTAAACCGCTATATCTTCAAATGTGTCTTGATTTTAAAGACCTAAAAGACGATTACCGTTTTAAAAATGCAGTAGGTATTAACTGGCATGATGATAACGTATTTGAAGAAATCAAGCAACAAGATTTACTTAATAAACGTCTTGCTACTCTTAACGCTCTTAAAGGAGTTGTTGATGATGAAGGTAAGCCATACTTCTCTACTGAATACTTAGTTAAAGAGTATTTAAGAATGAGCGATGAAGATCTTCAAAAGAATAAAGATTATATGAACCAAACTCCAACCGGAGAGGGTGAGGCCGGCGAAGCCGCAGCACCAGGTGCAGCACCTGAAGCTGGATCTGCTCCAGAAGGAGGAGCTGGCGCTGAAGCTGCAGCCGGAAAAGAAACTGCAACCGAATTAGGCGCACCAGGCGCTCTATAAGTAAGTCGTATATTACTACATAAAAAAAGCCGCATTAGCGGCTTTTCTTTTTTATATTGAATAGGTTATTCGTATGCAATAACAAACCTAGTATTTTTATCTACTGACAAAACAACGTGAACCGCATCTCGATATTGATCATTGTCATTTGTTACTAAATATGCCTTTGCTTCCCAATCTCTATTTTTTAGTAGTGTACAATATTGTTCTAATTGAGATCGTACTTGTTCTTCAACATTAACTATATCAAAATCTTCACTAAATTCAAATAGGTAATTATCTTCATCGATTCCATACGCGGCTTCGCCTAAAACTGATCTATTTGGAGTCATTAAGGTCATTTTAATTTGAGATAATAAAAGTTGCATCTCTTCTTGTTCAACCATTGACTCTTCAGTATAACCTGGTTCGTTTTTGTGTTTTATGTAAATATCTGTAATCATATTAGAATCTCATTGTATACATCCAACCGGCAGAGTTTTCACCTTTAATTGCCTCTAAAACTGCAGTCATTTCAGTATCAGCTTTTGTTACTAAGTTAGCATAGTTTATTTTAACATCTCCAGGCAAAACATAGTCGAACGTTGTAATCATTTCCCCAAGTCTTTGCTTAGATTTTGCTCTGCAATATCGTTGAAACATTTCATCTTCATAAAGATTAGATGGATCAATCTTTTTTGCAACTTCAAGAACAGCTCCTCTTTTTGGAGTTCGCCCAAGCACCATTAATTGTTTGGTGTTTTTATTATAATCATATGCAATTGTATCTAACAGGAATGCTCTAGTTAGATCCAAAAATGAAAACATTACTGTTCTATACATTAAAGATTCTCCAACAAATGGAGTTAAGTACATTTCTGCCCCTACGAATTTATTTTCACCGAAATCTCGGTCAATCGTTGAGAACACAGAAGCTCCAGTTGGTTCAACCGCTTTATGTACAAACTGTACGCAATCTGGAAGTGTAATAGTACGGCTACTTGTAAATTGGGCAGCTGTAAATACGTCAGTTGGAATTTGCAAATACGCTTTATCTAGAGCATACTGCCAATTATCATAAAAGAACACCTCGGCGTTTTTAATTACCCTTTCTACTTCTTTGGTTGGAAGTTGATATGGAAGGGACCCCGAAAACGTTACTTCATCAATAATATCTGATATTAATTCTTGTCTAGTCACGCGATTTGCGTTATTTTATTTAGGCAGTGGGCGCCTGAGCTGCAGCAAGCTTAGCGGCTTCAGCTTTCTTTTTATCTTCTTCTGTTTTGGCTTTAGTAACATCAGCAATTTTTAATTTAATTGCATCAAGTTCCTTTTGTGCGTCTAACACTTTTTGCATTGCAGCAGCTTCTTGTTGATTTAACGCAACTAAATCTGCAGCAGCATCTTCGTTTAGTCCAAAATAGTTTTGAAATGACTTAACCATTGTAGTTTTATTCTTTTTGTTATTTATCGGAAATATAGTCCGAAAAAGTTTTTATACGGCTTGTCCCAGATCCTGGATTTGCTCCAAGTTCCTGTCTTCCGCCTTTATACATGCCCCATTGTGCAGGTACTCGTATAGTTCCGCCAACTCTTTGTGGAGCTCGCTCTGGTGGTAAATCATCCATATCTGGATTACTTTTCTTGCGGTCTCTGAGTAATTCTGGGGTTAGCAGGTCCTCTTCAATCTTTCCGCCTAATATCATCCAAACCTTTTTGGGATCCTTTCCTTCAGGGATCCCCTGTGAAAACTTATCAAAATCTTGTGCTAACCAAAACTCTCTCATTAAGGTTCCAGATACACCATCTTCATCTCCTTCTGCGCCAGAGTTTCCTCCAAATTCAGGACGAGCTGTTTCAATTCGGTTAATTTTAGAGATACTGCCTTTCCACTTTTCCATAGCGGCCCAGCGAGGCATATCTTTATCAGTTGCATAGAGATTAACGACTGTATTTGGTGCGTATTGAGTTTTACCAAGTGATTCAACAAATTCATAACCACTTCTAACTGGAGTAACCTCTGCCAGGTGAAGTTCAACATTGTCAAAGTCTTCAAGATAATAATCTAATACATCTTGTGCAGCCTTTCCAGTAATACCAGCCATTTCAGTTTTTGAAATAAAAACATGAACCTCGTCATTTTCTTCAGCAATTTTTGCAATTGCTTCATAGTGACCAGTATGAGGTGGTTTAAATTTACCACTAAAAATACCAACTGTTCTAATATCTAATTTTGGAACTTGAGTACGACCAATTTTTCTGGTCTTCATTGTAATTTCTTCAAATTCGTCTTCTAGACTTTTTGCAAGTTCCAAATTTTTACGGTCATCATCATAAAAAGTAAAGTGTCTAAACCCTTTAGTAATTAACTTTCGGAAAGCCTCTTTTTTCTTTTCAGCAATGGTTCCTTCAAATCCAAATTCTGGATCGCTAACTGCATAGATTAATTTTGGGTGAATATCGATCCCATGGGATAATAGAAATTCTCTGACTAGTTTCTTATTATCTCTAGCTGTAATAATTCCGACAGCTGTTCCAGATTCATATGCAGAACGCAAT